GCAAAGCATCCGGAGCCGGTGTATCCGACGTGGGCGGAGTGGCTAACGTCAATCGGTGTATACCCGAAAGGATGGGGAATATACCAAACGCCGTTGAAAAGCGAAATCCCCGCCGACATCGCGAAGAAACTGGGGATTACGCCGATAACACCTTAGGCAGTTGCTATACCAAAAGGCGGGTTCGATTCCCGATCAATGGCAGAGATCGACTGGTGCGGGCGAACCTGCCGGAGCTGTGCAGGGAGATGGCGTCATGAGCATTGATTATCAGGACTATTACCAGCGCAACAGGGAGCGGATTCTGTCGCGGGTGAACGAGTGGAACCACGCGCATGCGGAACACAGGCGCGAGATTCAGCGGCAGCGACGGGAATCCTTTCGGGCGCGGGGGCTGTGTGTGATGTGCGGGCATCAGGCGCGCAAGCCGTACAGGACGTGCGACAGGTGCAGGGAGTATCTGAGAATGTACAGGATGGGAGGCGGACGGAGTGCGGAAAAACACGCCGGAACAGGCGGAGGCCAAGCGGCAGGAAGTGAACCAGCGGGTTATGGAATGGCGCAGGATGCAGAAGGCCGCACACATCTGCCGCCAGTGCGGTGAGACAGACGCATACACGCTGATGGGCAGGACGTACTGCGCGCAGTGCGCGGAGAAGAATGCGGCGGCAAAACAGAACGAGCGGGATCGCAAGCCGGGCACAAATGCGCAGAATGTGAGAAAGTGCCGCGAAAAGCGCAGGGCGGAAGGCCGGTGCGACCGGTGTGGCAAACCGAAATCGGACGACGGATACGTTCTGTGCGGCAGATGTCGCGGAATAACGCGGAAGCAGGCGCGGGAAAGGCGGATTGAAAACGGGGTGAACTTTCCGCGCGGCGCGAACGGATACTGCTGGCAGTGCAACAAGCGCATGGCGGCAACCGGGTACAAGCTGTGCGAGGAATGCCTTGCGGCAAAACGGCGGGTGTGCGCGGATCTGAACGGAAGGCCGCGGGAAAACCAGAATCATGTATGGAGACAGACGTGGAAGAGAGGGTGAGGGCAATGTACGTTGAGTTATTGAGAGCGCCAACGGCGGAGGATTGGATGGAGGTCAAGCGCCGGGCGCTGGTGACGGTGGGCAAGAATCCGGTAACGGAGCCGGACGGCGAATGGAAGCGCAAGATTCTGAGGGCGCGGCACAGTCCGATCCGGTATCTCATGTACAGCTACTACCTGCACGGTGTGCCGTACTGGGTATCGGTGCATCTGGTGCGGCATCACGTCGGGGTACAGCCGTATGTGCGCAGCCAGCGCAATGACCGGCAATCGCTGTACGACCGCAACGCGGCGCGGCAGGATGAGCCGGTGGACATGATCTGGGATGTGAACGCCGAAGCGCTGATTACAATCTCGGAGAAGCGCTTGTGCAATCAGGCGGCAGCGGAAACGCTGAACGTGGTAAAAGAGATGTGCAAGCTTGCGAAAACGGCAACGCCGGAGATTGCAGACTGCCTGAAACCGGTGTGCGCGAAATACGGGGTGTGCTACGAGATGTACCCGTGCGGGAGGTGGGATGAGAGGTGACCACAGAACGCGCAATCGAGGTTCTGCGCCGTCACGGCACGATCTGGATGAGCGTGATTCGGGACGCGCAGGAGATGGGCGCGGACGCGCAGGAGAGATTGCAGCGCGTCGCGGCTTACCGCGAGAAAATCCTGAAGGCGCTGTCGGTCTGCCTGCCGGAGACAGAAGAGGACGGCAAATTGAACTGCGAGGATTGCCCGTACTGGGGCCGGTTGGATTATGTCAATTTACCGGTTGGGATGGTTGAGGATATTCGCCGGATACTGAGGGAGGGCGAGGTGCCGAAGGAGGACGAATGAGCGAGCGCAGGCGTGAGGTTAAGACATATATGGTTGACAAAATATGTCCGAAGTGCGGAATTGGAATAATGCAATGTGATTACACTGTCGTTCTTGCGACGTATCCAGCGCGGTATGTGCACAGGTGTCCGCATTGCATGTGGACAGAAGATTATATGACCGCATATCCACGACTCGAATATAAGAACGTGGAGTCGAAGGAGGGCGATGGCGATGATTGAATCCGTGATGACGCACGCGCTGGCCGCGCTGGCCGGGGTGATGATCGGTCTGATGTTTGCGATGTGGATATGGAGGGGGTTGTGATGCGCAGGATCAGTTACGGGTTCGGCACGGCGGAGATGCTGAAACAGGAGAAGCAGCGCCAAGAGGAAGCCCGGCAGGAAGGAGCGGTCGGCATGACGTTACGGGTGAAATTGGACGCGGGGGCATTCGCGCCGGAGAAGGCGTACGATCTGGACGCGGGGTACGATCTGAAAAGCATGGACGATGTGACGGTGTGGGCGGAGGATTGCGCGGTGTTCCATACGGGCGTGCATGTGGAAATCCCGGCAGGGTACTGCGGCCAGATTTGGTCGAAATCCGGGCTGCACGTCAACAGGGGCATCACGACGACGGGCTTGATCGACGCCGGTTTTTCAGGCGGCATCGTGGTGAAGCTGCAGAACCATAGCTGTGTGCCGTACAGGGTCAATCGCGGCGACAAGATTGCGCAATTGGTGATTGTGCCGTGCGCGAATGCGCAGATTGAAATCGTGGACGAGATTCAGGGCGGGGAGCGCGGCGACGGCGGGTTCGGCAGCACGGGGAGGTAACGGCATGACGGGGTGCGAATTTTGCCCGAACTGCGGCAACGACAACTGGGTGACGCGCGCGTCGTGGCAGAACAAGGAAGGCAACCGGCGCAGGCGCAAAAAATGCCAGGTGTGCGGCGCGACGTGGGGCACGGTGGAGATCCTGTACGAAGACGCGGTGGCGCTGGAACACATATGGGAGTATGCGAAGGACCTGAAGAAGGTGCTGGAAGGGATGGAACTGGACTTGACGGACGTTTAGGAAAGGAGGTGCGCGGACGTGAGACGGGCGGCGGTATGGATCCTGGCGGGGCTGGCGCTGGTGATTGCGATCGGGCTTGCGGCGGGCGTTTCAATGTGGCCGTGGATCTGCGCGTACTGGATCGTCAACGCGGCGAAAAACGCGGCGGAAGCGGCGTTAAACGAATGAACGGCAACGTGACCAGGCACGGGGAAAAGCGCGTAAGGGAGCGCGTGGGCGTGCCGAAACGGGCAGTCGGGCGCAGGGCGGAAGCGGCGAGGCAAAAGGGATTGAAACACGAAGATGCGCAGGGTTCGCTGAGGAAATACCTGGATACGCTGTACAGTGCGGGCAACGCGGACGAGATACGGATCTACGCGGGGTACATATACATCTTTTGCGGCGGAAGGCTGATTACCTGCCTGGTGCTGCCGAGGGAATTTTGCCGGAGGAAAAGGGGAATCAGGGAAGAAGATGACGAAGATTATCGCGGTGGACTTTGACGGAACGCTGTGCGAGGAAGCGTGGCCGGGCATCGGGAAGGAAAAGAGCGCGGGCATCGAATACGTAAAACAGAAACAGGCCGCGGGATGGAAGGCGGTTTTGTGGACCTGCCGCAAGGGCAGGCGCCTGGAAGAAGCGGTAAAATGGTGCGGGGAACGGGGCATCGTGTTTGACGCGGTGAACGAAAACCTGCCGGGCATCATCCGGGCGTTTTGCGGCGATACGCGCAAGATCTACGCGGACGAGTATCTGGACGACAAGGCGGTAAGGCCGCCTGAGAAACCGCCTGAGAACGCGCGCGGAAGGGCGAAAAGACGATGAGAGGGGAGAAAAGCATGGAAGTTGTGTACAGCGCGTCGAGGAATCTGTATCCGTATCTGCCGGCCGCGTATATGAGCGTGATTGAGCATAACCCGGATGCGCGGGTCTGGCTGTTGATCGAGGATGAGAAACTGCCATACGATGTGCCGGCGAACGTGGAGACGGTGGACGTGTCCGGGCAGACGCTTTGGACGGAGAAATGCGCGAACATCAAGACCGGATACACCTATCTGAGCCTGATGCGCGCCGCGTACACCAGGCTGTTTACCGGAAAGAAGAACAAGATCGGGGTAAGGACGCTTCCGTATCTTGACAAGGTTCTTCAGCTTGACGTGGATACCATCGTGAACGAGAACCTGGACCCGATATGGAACCTGGATATGTCGGATACATACTTCGGCGCGGTGATGGAGTACCTGAGCGAGCACAAGCCGTTTGGTCCCCGGTACTGGAACTTTGGTGTGGTGCTTTTTGGCCTGGACGCGCTGCGCAGGGACAAAATCGACGACGAAGTGATCGCGGATCTCAACAAAACGAAGTACGGATGGATTGACCAGGACGCGTTTTGCAAAATCGGCGCGGAGCATCCGGAAAAGGTTGTGGAATTTGGGACGAGGTACAACGAATGCTTCTGTACCGGGCAGAGCCTGCGGCCCGCGATCATCCACTACTGCGCGGAGGTACACAGGTACACGGACCCGGATATCTACCGCGGACAGTATCTCAACCGTTACCGGCACTACAACCAGGAAGAAGCGTGCAGGGCGGCGGGCATCAAGGGACGGGGCGACGAATGAAAACGACGGACGGCGTGAAAGGTGTGAACAGTGTGAAAAACGTGAACCTTGTGAAAAACGTGAAATATGTGCTGGATGTGAAAAAAGGGTATCGCGTGGAGTTTGCGATGCTGGCAGGACGCGATGTGGTGACGGCGGACGTGTCGTTTGAGCAGGCGAAGGCGATGCTCTCCGGCGGCAGGGTGCGGGAGACGAAGACGGTTCCGGGGTATCCGCTGACCGCGGACGGGAAGTATTTCTTCAGGGGAGGAATCGAAAAACCGCTGGATGACGCGCCGGCGCAGGAGGGGAAGCCATGAGGACGCTGATCGCCTGCCCGACGCTTGACATGGTGCAGGTGACCTTTGCCAGCGCGCTGATTGAACTGCTGGGAAGCGGCGAGGTGGAAGACGTGGCGGTGGCGTTCCGCGCCGGATCGCTGGTGTACGAATCGCGCAACGACCTTGCAATGGAGGCCATCAACCAGGGTTACGACCGGGTTTTGTGGCTGGATTCGGACATGGTGTTTACGCCGGAACTGGGCAGGCTTTTGAAAGAAGACATGGACGCGGGGCGGGATTTTGTATCGGGCGTGTACTTTATGCGCAGGAAGCCGACGAAACCGCTGATCCTGAAAAGCCTTGACTGGTATCAGGATGAAACGCTCGGCGCGCAGGAAATCGCCGAAACCTACGCGGATTATCCGAAGGATTCGGTGTTTGAGATTGCCGGGTGCGGGTTCGGCGCGGTGATGATGAAGACATATCTTTTGGCGGAAATCGCGATGCGGTTCCACGTAAGCCCGTTTACGCCGCTGCCCAGGCTGAGCGAGGATTATTCCTTGTGCTGGCGGCTGAAGCAGATGGGCGTGAAGATGTGGGCGGACAGCAGGATCCGGATTGGCCATTGCGGGATGCATGTGTACGGGGAAAACGATTTTACGGAGGGATGACAGATGAATTATTCGCGCGCGGAGATGGAAACGATCATCCGCTGGGACGACGAAGAAAAAATCGCGCATGTGTATACCGCGTCGCCGGTGACCAGGCGGAAACTGGACGCGCTGTGCGCAAGACGGCCCGATATCTGGAAGAAGCTCCGGCAGGACGAAGACGGCGCGGCATGGTATGAAGCAGGCGCGAAATACGTGACGTTCAGGGTTCCTGTTGCGTTTTCCGCGGAAAGCAATGCGAAGCGCGCGGAACGCATGAAAAACATGCAGGGGCGCAATGCTGCCGGAAAATCAAATACCGGAATGTGAGAAAATGACGCGCGTATCCGGACGGGAGAATGGACGGGCGCGGGGTTTGAAGTGAAAATCACCAGGAAAACATTGGACGAAAACGGGAAAAATCACGCGATGGGCGAAACGGCCGCACGAGAGACATAAAATTTTGACGGAGCTTCCCTGAACAACGGGCGCGGAACCGGAAAATCCGCGGAACGGATCCGCGCCCGATCACATATATAATATATCTTGAAAACAAGTATGGTATGATGTATAATGTGTATGATTATGAAAGTGTGGTGATATGGTATATGGAAAAGACGATTATGATCCTGGGTACGCCGTGGAGCGTGAAGCTGGTTTCATCCGAGGATGATAAAAAATTGATGGATTGCGACGGATATTGCGACAGGACCACAAAAAAAATCGTGGTGGATGATATGTCCGCCTGCGATAAACTGGAACTTGGCGATATCAAAGAATATGTCAGGTGCAACCTGCGGCATGAAATCATTCACGCGTTTTTGTCTGAATCCGGATTGCAGAACAACTGGGAACACAAAGATTATGGACACGAGGAAACAACCATTGATTGGTTCGCAATCCAGTTTTATAAAATCGCCGGCGCAATCCGGGACGCGGAAGAATTGATCGAAAACCACGATGATGAAAAATCCACGCAAGGAGCCTATAAAAAATTTATGGACATGATGGACAATACCTATATGTCGGAGATAAATTCTTTGACGCAAGAAAAAAATCTTTGACGAGAAAAAATTTTTCCACGGCCTTATATATATTATATTATATATAAACCCTATTTTCTCTCTTTTATTTCTGTAAGAAAGGATTGATTGTAAGATGAAAAAAGGTAGCTTTAAGGATCAATGTAACGTGGTGGACCTCTCCAAAGAAAAAATGTCCGCCGATGAAGTCGCCGCCAAAGTCGCTGAATACCAAACCAATAAACGCGAGTTTCAGAAAAAAAATTTTGTGGGGCCCGACGGGAAAATCCGCCGCGGAAGGGGTTCCCCCGCAAATTTCCCGGCAAGCACGCTCCATTATCCCGATGACGATGAATCCAAAAAACTTCGCTCGTCCGTCCTGGCCCATATATATAATATATATAAATTACCGAAGGTTCATTCTGATGATGAATTAATGGATAGGTTTAATGGTTATTTTGAAAAGTGTATATCTGATGGTATTATTCCTACTGTAGAAGGTTTGTATATGTCTTCTGGTTATACTATATCGTATATGAAGGATATTGATACTGGTATAGAAAGAGGTTTTAGTAATAATACTCGGGCAATAATAAAAAAGGCGAAGGACATTGTGCAGGAATATGACGCGCAAATGGTGAATCAGGGGAAATTGAATCCGATCCCGTATATTTTCCGCTCGAAGAACTATTACGGAATGTCGGATCGGACGGAAATTCAGGTGTCGCCGGCGCGGGACACCGAGGAAATGAGCGCCGAGGAGATTGCGAAACGGTATCTGGAAGATGGGCAGACGATTGAAACGCGGTTTGACGATGACCATGCAGGGACGGATGGTGCAGGATAAGGCAGGGACAAAAAAACGCGCTGCAAGCGGTTTAAACGCCGTTTGCAGCGCGTTTGGTGTGGGGTTGACTGTCAGCGGTCCGTTATCGTGTAGTCGATCTGGCAGGAAATGTAATCCGGCGTTTCTTCGGCGCTGGCAAAGTCGCCGGCGCCGTTGGCGAAGTCCTGAGCCTGGTTAAGGCAATAGTCGATATCGGGAACATTGTAGGCGTCAAGCTCCTCGTCATAGCGGAGCGCGCCCACGTCGAAAAAATCATCGCTAAAGTCGTCCGACAAGGAATCATAGCGGGCATCGTGCTGGCGCATCGTGATATCCAGGATC